ATGAGTTTCTTTCACGGCGTTACGACCACCGATATCAAGACCGGGGCGCGCACCATTTCCTTGCCGTCGTCTTCCATTATCGGACTGTGCGACACCTTCACCCCGGGCATTCTCGGCGGCGGTACGGCACTGGCCGGCGAGCTGAAGTTGATCACCACCGAGCGCGAAGCCATTGCCGCCTTTGGCGCCGATTCGGCAATCACCAAGGCCTGTCAGGCGATCTACACCAAGGCCAAGGCGGTGATCGTCGCCATCGGTGTGCCGAAGCTGGAAGACGCGGCGCTGCAAACCTCGGCGATCATTGGCGGGGTTCTGGCTTCCGGTAAGCGCACCGGCCTACAGGCCTTGCTCGATGGCAAAAGCTTGTTTAACGCTCAGCCGCGGCTGTTGATCGCGCCGGGGCACACGGCCACTCAGGCTGTGGCCACGGCGCTCGATGGGTTGGCGCAGAAGCTGCGCGCCATCGGCATTATCGACGGGCCTGGCACCACGGATGAGGCCGCCATGGCCTACGCCGATAACTTCGGCAGTCGCAACCTGTTCATGGTTGACCCGGGCGTGCAGTACTGGGACACCGGCATCAGTGAGACGGTCGATGCCCCGGGCTCGGCCTGGGCTGCGGGCTTGTTTGCCTGGACCGATGCGGAGTACGGCTTCTGGGCGTCGCCGTCGAACAAGGAGTTTGTCGGCATCACCGGCACGACCCGCGCGGTCGAGTACCTGGACGGCGACGCGACGTGCCGGGCCAACCTGCTGAACAACGCCAATATCGCGACGATCATCCGCGACGACGGCTATCGCCTGTGGGGCAACCGTACGCTGTCGAGCGATCCGAAATGGGGGTTCGTCACCCGTGTGCGCACGCTGTTCATCCTCATGGATGCCGTGCAGGCCGGCCACAAATGGGCCGTTGACCGCTCGATCACCAAGACCTATGTCAAGGATGTGACTGACGGTCTGGAAGCGTTCATGCGCGACCTGAAAGCCCAGGGCGCAATCATCAATTTCGAGGTGTACCCGGACACCGAGTTGAACACCGCCAGCCAAATCGCCCAGGGCAAAGTGTATTGGCGCATTCGCTTCACCGACGTGCCGCCGGCTGAAAACCCGAATTTCCTTTTCGAAGTCACCGATCAATGGATGACCGAAGTTCTTGAAGCAGCCTAAGGGGCCTAGTCAATGATTCCTCAAACTTTGTTTAACACGAACCTGTTCGTTGATGGCGTGAACTTCGCCGGCGACGTGCCGAGCCTGACCCTGCCCAAGCTGACCAGCAAGACTGACGAGTATCGCGGTGGCGGCATGGCCGGTGCCATCGAGATGGACCAGGGGCTGGAAAAAATGGAGGCGTCCTTTGTCACCAAGGGCGTGCGTCGTGAGTCGTTGAAGTACTTCGGTCTGGCCGATGGCACGGCCTTCAATGCGACTTTCCGTGGTGCGTTCAGGGGGCAAAAGGGAGCCGTCACGGCGGTGGTCGCCACCCTGCGCGGCCGGCTTAAAGAGGTCGACCTGGGCGACTGGAAAGCCGGTGATCCGGCCGAGATCAAACACGCCGTCGCAGTCGCTTATTACAAGCTCGAAATCGACGGGCGACTGATGTACGAGATCGACATGGTCGCCGGTATTCAGGTGATCGACGGCAAAGACCAGCTCGCCGAAGTGCGCACCGCGCTCGGCATGTAAGGGAATAGATCCAGATGAAAGCAACTTATAAAGAACTGCCGGCGTGGCTGGCGGTCACCGCTGAGAGCGCCGTCGTCACGCTCTCACGTCCCAGCGATGCCAACGGGATCAAGGTTGAGACGTTGACCTTGCGGGCTCCGGCCGTGCGCGAAGTGCGGGCGGCCGACCGTGCCTCTAACGGCGATGACGAACAGCGCGAGCTGATGTTGTTCGCGGGCTTGGCCGAGGTGGGCCTGAAGGATCTGGAAGGCCTCAAGCTGGTGGACTATCGCCGTGTACAGGCGGCCTATTCGCGCCTGGCGCCTGATACCGATTACTCGACGTCGATGCCGTCGTGGCTGACGATCACCACCGATAACGTGCTGGTCACGCTGTCGTGCCCGAGCCAAATCAACGGCGTAACGGTCGACAAGTTGGCCCTGCGTTCCCCGACCGTGCGCGACGTTCGTTCGGCGAATCGTGAGGCGGGCGGCGATGACGAGCAGCGCGAGCTGGTGTTGTTTGCCGAGTTGGCCGGTGCGCCTGTCGCGGATCTGGAGGGCCTGAAGCTGGTGGATTTCAACCGCCTGCAGGCCGGCTATTTTCGTATGGACCAAGACAACGGGGTTTGACCCTGGCGTCATAAAGATGGCAGCGAAACGTCTGGCGGCGGAAACCGGATTTTCCGCCGCTGAGATTCAGTCGATGCCGTTTGCTGAGATGGTGTGGTGGCTCACGGATTGAGCCGCCTTCGGTAAGGCTATGCAAATGGGGGCCATGACATGGCGAACAAACTCGCCCTCGGGCTAGTGATCGGCGGCGCCGTCAGTTCGACGGTTGGCGCCGCGTTCAAGGACGTGACGGGGCGCATCAAACGCCTCGAGGCGGAAGGCAACAAGGCGCGTGTGCTGCAGCGCACGATTGGAGACACCATTCGCCTGCGTGATGAGTGGAAGAAGGCCCACGACAGCGGTGCCGCCGGGGCATCCAAATTGCTCAACCGGTTGAACTCCAACCTCGACAGCTTGAAAAAGCAAGGCGTCGAGGTCGGTCGGCTGGAGAAGGCCTATCGGTCCATGGGACAGGCGGCCAACAAAGCCGAGCTGAAGGCCAAGGGGCATCAGCAGATGGATGCCGGCAAGACCGGCATGAAAAGCGCGGTCGGCGCCGCTGTCGTCGGTATTGGAGCTCTGGCGGTACCGACGAAAGTCAGCGCGGACTTCGGGGCCATTGTGCGTGACATCGCGATCAAGGCCGGGGTTGCCAACAAGCCACAAGAACAGGAGATGTCGCGCAAGATCATTGATACCTCGCGCGACACCGGCATGGCGCGCAACGATGTGGCCGACGTGGTTAACCAGTTGGTCGGCGCCGGTATGGAGTTGAGCAAGGCCCTGGAATATGCGCCGGTCGCGGCCAAGTTTGTCGTGGGCCAAGGGTCGAACGGTGTCGACACGGCGAAGATGATCAACGCCCTGGGGCAAAACGCCAAGATCACCGATCCCAAGCAGATGCAGCAGGCGCTGGAGGCGATTGCTTATCAAGGGCAGGCGGGAAGCTTTGAAGCGGCCGACATGGCTAAGTGGTTCCCTGAGCTGTTGGCCAATATGGGCAGCCTGGGCATCACCGGCATGGATGCGGTGACGCAGTTGGGCGCCATGCTGCAAGTGCAGATGAAGTCGGCCGGCGGCGCCGATGAGGCCGCTAACAACCTCAAAAACTGGATGGGAAAAATCGGCTCCGGCGACACCGTCAAGGCGTATGAAAAGGCCGGTATCGACTACAAGGGCTCGATGCAAACCGGTTTGCAAAACGGCATGTCGACGCTCGAAACCAGCATGGCGTTGGCGCAGAAGTACATCCAAGCCACCGATCCGAAGCGCGCGGCGGCGATGGCTGAAGCGACGTCCAAGATCAGCAAGGAAGCCGATCCGGAGAAGGCCAAGGCGATGATGGCCTCGCTGGAAGAATCCCTGAAAACCGGCGACCTGTTCGCTGACATGCAGGTCAAGGCCGCGCTGTCGGCGTTCATGCAGAACAAGGCGCTGTACAGCCAGCTTAAAAACGATTCTCGCGATGCAACGGGCATCCTCGACAAAAACCTCAGCGAGCGGCGTGAGGCGTCGTCGCAGAAGTGGGCCGAAATGGCTCAGTCGATGGATGACGCCATGCGTAGCGTGGGGGATGCCCTGCGCCCGGTCACGGACACCGTGGCCGAGGCGCTGACCAAGGTCACCAAAAGCATTACCTCGATGTCTGACAGCGCGCCTGGGGTGGTCACGGGGATCGCGTTGGTCGGTGGTGGATTGGTCACGCTCACGGGCCTGTTCAGTTCGTTCAAGATGGGTAAAGGGCTGTTGAACCTGGCGCGCGGATCGCTGGGTGGTGGCAAGGCCGGCGCGGTGCAAAAGGTCTTTGTCACCAACGCCGAGGATGGGGGCGGTGACGGCGAAGGCTCGGCGCCCAAGGGCAAGGCCGGCAAGGCGTTGTCGCTGGTGGAAACCGGGCTCAAGGCGGTGGCGGCTTTCACAGGCAAGGGGGCCGAAGGCGCCGATAATGAAGCGGAGGCCAAGGACGACAAAAAGCCCGGTAAATTCGATCTGATCGCGACCGGCCTCAAAGTGGTTTCGATGGCGAAGGATGTCGCCTCAGGCGGCGACGAGGGCGGCGAGTCGGGATCGGATGACGACGGCGTCAAAAAGGTTTTCGTGGTCAACGCGGGAGCCATGGGCGGCGGCGCTGAAGGTCCTGGGGAAACGCGCCGGCGTGGACGCGGGTCAAGACGCAACGCTTCGCGCCGTCGACCTTTGCCTCGGCCGGGTGGTTCTTCGCGCTCGCCTATTCCGGGGGGGCGGCCGCCGGTCCCTGTGCCGCGTCCGCCGATTCCACCGGTACCGGTTCCGGCCGGTTCGATGGCCCGGCTGGGCGGGGTGGTGCAGGCAGTCGGCAAGATAGGCAAAGCAGCCAAGATGATTCCCGGCGGCTCGCTGATGGAAGCCGGCGCCATGGCGTTCGACACCTATGAGAATGCCAAGACCAAGGACGAAAAGGCCGTGGGTTACGGCGCGGCCGCCGGTTCGCTGGCGGGCACCATGGCCGGCGCTGCTGCCGGCGCGGCCATTGGCTCGGTGGTGCCGATTATCGGGACCGCCATTGGTGGCTTGATTGGTGCCTACCTCGGCAGTCAGGGCGGCCAGGTGTTGGGTGGCGCCGTGGGCAAGTCGGTGTTTGGTGGCGAAGAGGAAAAACCCGTCCCACCGGCCACGCCGTTGTTGATGGCGCCACGCCCTGGTCCGACTATTCCCAGCTTGGCCAGCATGGGCCAATCGTTCAATGGCGCTAAGGGCTCCGGTGCGTTGCTGATGGCCTCGAGGGCAACCCCACAAGGGCCGGCGCTAGGCGACGTCGCCCGCGCCATGGCCGTACAGGCGCCGGCCAAGGCGGCAGCCGTGGCCATTCAGCCCAAGGAGCTGGAGAAGCCGGCACCAACCAAAGTGGATCAGCAGTTTCAGTACTCGCTGAACATGCCGGTCACGGTGCAGGGGGATGTCAAAGACCCGCAACGCATGGCTCAGGAGCTGATGCCGCACATGCAGCGGATGATGGCGGACGCCGCGAAACAGAACGCTACCAAGCTGTACGACGAACCCCACCTGTAAGGAGGCCGCATGGCGTATATGGAACAGTTGCAAGCGGGGTTGAAGTACTTGGTTGAAGCCGGGGAGGCTGGGCGGCGCAGTGCGGACGGCATGCTCGGCCCGGTCAACGGCGCGATCAGTGAAATCACTGGTGCGGCGTCCGAGCTGGAAAACATCCCGTTCGTGGGGCCGGCGATCGGCGCCAAGCTTCAGCGGGTGATGCGTGGCGTGGACGCGGCCCAGGCCAAGGTCGGCCAAGTAGTGGCCGTGTACGGTCGGGCGACTCGGGCGGCCGCCGAAGTACAGGAACGGATGGGGACGCTGAAGGAGCAGGCGAGCAAGGCGGCGACGGCGATCAACAACATCGCCGGCAAGGTCAGCCCGTCGTTGGCCAACATCGTGCCGACCAGTTCCTTTGCCGTGGATGCCACGCCGGCACCCGAGGCGGTGAAGCCGTTCCCGCACCTGCTGATCATTCAGCCCCGTGACCCGAAGATTCAGCCGTATTTCTTCAATTTGGACACGGCGGCCTTCGACGAGCTGAGCCGTTCGACCGAATTCCGTTGGGCTTCCCAGGAACGTCTATCCCGCCGCCCAGCGCAGCAGGCCATCGGGATGGGAGAGGAAAAGCTCACGCTCAAAGGCACGATCTACCCGGGCTTCAAGGGTGGCCTCAAACAACTCGATACGTTACGCACCATTGGGGCCAAGCTTCAGCCGCTGACCCTGACCACGGGCTATGGCGAAGTGATTGGGACCTGGTGCCTGAAGACTATCGGCGACGAGCAAGGCGCGTTTTTGCACGGCGGGATTCCGCGTAAACAAGGGTTCACTCTGGAGTTTGTGCGCTATGGCGACGACATGCAGAACGTCTGATGGGGACATGCTCGATGTCATTTGCCATAACGTTTATGGCCATCTGAACGGCAGCACCGAGGCGGTGCTGGATGCCAATCAGGGGTTGGCGGATGAACCCCAGCCCTACCGCACCGGCGTGGTGATCTATCTGCCGGATCTGCCCAGCCCGACCGGGGAGGGGGTCAGCTTGTGGGATTGATGGGCTACACTTTTCTCGTTCACTTCAAACTCCTGACTTTCTAGCCCGCCTTGTGCGGGTTTTTTTTGGACAAAATTCATGACCCCTACGTTTCGAATCGTGGCCGATGGCGCCGATGTGACGGCCAAGATCAATGATCGGTTGTTGTTGCTGCGCACCTCTGACAAGCCCGGGATGGAGTCCGACGAGTTTGAGTTGCGCATTGATGACCGAGATGGGCAGGTGGTGCTGCCTCGGCGTGGCAGCTCGATCGAGATCTACCTGGGCTATGCCGAAACATCCTTGGCGCGCCTGGGGCGTTACGCGGTGGACACGGTCGAGGTGTCGGGTCCGCCGGACACGATCGTGATAAAGGGCAAGGCCAGCGACATGCGCGGCAGTGGCAAGACCATTCGCAGCGGTAGCTGGGAAGACGTGCCGCTGTCGAAGATCGTGACCGATATCGCCGCGCGCAATGGCTGGCAGCCGGTGTGCCCGGTGACCACGAAAGTCGCCCGGGTCGATCAACTCAACGAGTCGGATTTTAATTTCATCACGCGCCTGGCCAAGCAATACGACTGCACGGCCAAGGTGGCCGACGGCAAGCTGTTGGTGATGCCCCGTCAAGCGGGCCAGACCGCCAGCGGCAAGGCGTTCGGCGCGGTCACCCTGACGCGGAGCGACCTCAGCCGCTGGCAGTTCAGCCTGGGCGATCGCAACTCGCACAAGGCCGTGGCCACCAAGCACCAGGACAAGAAGACCGGCAAGCTCGCCATCGTCTCGGTGGACAATGACGACGCCCCGGATGGCCTGCCGGCGGTGCATACCGATCGGCATATCTACCCGAACAAGACCGCCGCCGAAGCCGCCGCCAAGGCGCGTTTGGCGGCGTTCAATCGCTCGACCGCTGACGTGCGTTTTGAGATGCCTGGCCGGACCGACATTTTTGCCGAGCGATTGATCAACGCCCAGGGCTTCAAGGTCGGCCTTGATGGCGAGTACTTGGCGGATTCGGTCGAGCAGGTGTTTACCCAATCCGGCTGGTCGACCACTGTCGAGTGCAATGCCGGCAAGCAGGGCAAATCCAAAGGTAAGAAAAAGAAAGTTAAGCCGCCGCTTAAGGTGGTGAATGTCAACGCGCCGTAGCGCCCCATCGCCGCCAGAGTGCGGTTTTTTTATACCTGGAGTTTTGTATGTCCGTCACTGAACAGCAGCTACAACGCATCATGCCCAACGCCCGCCGCCAAGCGGGCGTTTTTGTATCCGCCCTAAACGCGGCCATGGCGCAGCGGCAAATCAATACGCCGAAACGTCACGCGGCGTTTCTGGCCCAAGTTGGCCACGAGTCGGGTCAGCTGCAGTACGTCCGCGAGCTGGGCGGCGATCAGTACCTGAGCAAATACGACACCGGCAATCTGGCCGCGAAACTGGGCAACACCCCGGAAGCGGATGGTGATGGCCAGCGCTATCGCGGTCGCGGCCTGATCCAGATTACCGGCCATAGCAACTACCTGCGCTGCAGCCTGGCGCTGTTCGGTGACGAACGTTTGCTGCGCACCCCTGAGTTGCTTGAGTTGCCGCAGTGGGCTGCCGAATCGGCCGCGTGGTTCTGGTGGGTGCGCGAGCTGAACGCCCTGGCGGATCGGGATGAGTTCGAAGCGATCACCCGCAAAATCAACGGTGGTCTCAACGGCCTAGAAGATCGGTTGCAACTGTGGACCCGGGCGAGGGCAGTGCTATGCGTGTCGTTGACCTGAATCCCGCGCCGTACCAGCTGTTAGCCGTTGGTGTGCTGCTGATCGCATTGGTCGGCGGATCTGCCGCGTCGGCTTGGAAGGTTCAGGACTGGCGCTACGGCCAGCAACTCGCCGAACAGGCCAGCCTGCACAAGGACGATCTGATCGCCATCAGCAACGCCGCCGCTGACCAGGTGCGCACGGCACAGGACAGGCGCCTGGCCCTCGAGCAGCGGTTGTCGGCCAGTGAACAAACCCACTACAAGGAACTGAGTGATGCTCAACGCAACCAGGCTCGCCTGCGTGATCGCCTTGCCACTGCTGATCTGCGGTTGTCAGTCCTTCTCGACGCCACGGATTCAGCCGGTGGCAGCTCAGTGCCAGCCAGTACCGAAGCCGGCGGCGTGGTTCATGGCGCCACAAGAGCCCAACTTGACCCAGCGCATGCTCAACGAATTATCGGCATCACCGATGCGGGCGACCAAGGATTGATCGCCTTAGCTGCCTGTCAGTCGTATGTAAATCAGGTCTCAAAGTAGCACCGCGAATGTTGAACTATTTAAGATTGCGATCAAATTTCAAATGATTTTTATATCGGTTGCCGAGGGGGGGTGAAAGTAGGTCATGAAATAGTGAAAGGCCCGCGCACAGGATAAGGGTGAAAAGGCTGTAAATAGCTGAGGACAAAAGCTCCTCAGGTGACTGAGCTCCTACTTCCGTGAACGCGGATACTAGAAAATAACCAAAAATAGCGCCGAATCCAGCCCTAATTATACCTAAGAAATTTGTGCCAACTTCAGTGGCGATTTTATGGATGTAATTAAATCGCTTGGCGCCGGATTCGGTCTTTCTGTTATAGAATATTTTGTAAAGACAAATAATGGTGTATGGGATAAGTAAATAAAACGCATGATTCATTAACTGTGTTATTGCCAATAAGCCTTGTACTGTTTCTTCTAGTTCTTGGTTGGAGGACGAGTTGAAATATACAGGGGTGGCGCCTATTAATGAACAGATTACCAATTCGGTTAAGAATTTAAATGTGAAGCATGGGAGTTCTTTTTTGAAATTGCTGAGTAAACGATTTTCCATTGTTCAGCCTTTAACAGCTTATTAAAAAGAGCGACCGTTATCAGATGCGTCGTTATCAAATAGCGGCCGCTGTTCCCGCAGATTGCCCCTGCAAGTCCAGCCAAGGCTCTTGCCTCGTGCACAAAGCGTGTCGATCCCAGAACCTGTTTATCCATACAGTAAAGGTCTTGCTATCAATGTCTACACCCATCATTCAACACGGGTTTTCTGTGAAGGTTGGAGATGGCAGTCGGCTTGGAAAGATCGGAACACCTGCGACGTAAGGGCGAAGGCGCGACCGGTGCGTATGTTGAAGAGCTGAAAGCGCTACGACTCGTCAGGGCGAGCGTCGCTTACGCTGGCGCCTAAAGGTTGGTTCGGCTCGCAGGCTTGTTTGCGCGCCAAATTGGCCAAATCCGATTCAGGCTCATCAACTCGCCCAATTTTTGCGACCTGAGCGAGCACACTCTCCTTGGAACTATAAAAACCAGTTCGACTGAACAAATTCGAAGTGCAGTCGAAGCCGAAGCCGGTGTAGGCAACTATAGTCTCGCTTGATCGCTTAACGACTACAGCACGGATAGGTATGTTGCCCTCGACACTTTCAATCGAATAGTTCGCTGAGTAGACATCCGTTACCGACTGACTTTCAGTCGCATTGGCGAGGGAGGAAATGGAAAGCGCAGCTACTATTTTGAGAGCTTTCAAAAGGATCTTCCTTGATGAATCATGGACGAGAGAGGGGCCACTGGCCACTAGCGTTTATGTTACGCCTGATTTAAGTCAGTTGAAAAGTCTGAAAAGAAGGTTCGTCACCAACGGTCAATCGGCTCGAAGAGCGGCTCAAGACTCGGGCTTCGAGTTAAAACAGGCCAATGCCTGCAGGCGCTTCGTCCATTGGTGCAAATCAGATAGGGCTGCTTCTTCGGTCCTCCTTCGTAAACCCATTCAAACCAGTTGTCGATCACGATGATTGCCCGGTGCGGCCAGATCGCTTTGAAGAATGGCCCGTGGGCGACTTTCTCCACCCGAGCATTGATCGGCGCGGCGCGGTCTTTGGCCCAGTGCGGAAGCCAGCCCCAACGCGCCATGTCAGCGCGCAGGTATTCACCATCTCGGTGCAAGAGTGCGAGCTGAGTGGTCGGCGCGGCGTTATAGCGCTCGAAAGGCTGGTCGCCGGCATAGTTGAGCAGGGCGTTGGGGATGCTGAGCGCCGCGACGAAGTCGTGAATGCTCCGGTACTGGGAAAGGCGTCCGCACATGATTGCACCCTCCGGCTGTGTATTCAGGGTAGACCAGTGGTCGCGGGCTTCGTTACAAATCCTCGGCCGGCGCAGGTCGGGCACTCTTCACACCGGTCAAAACGATCAAGGCAAGTCGGGCAGATGCAGTACCTGGCCAGGTCGAGAAGCGGCCGCAGTCTTTCGAAAGCGCGCAGGTCGCGGCATTCCTGGGCAACCTGGGCGACGTCCACCAGCGCACGGTAGAGGTCCGGATCCTCGATCGGCTCGTGGGTGACGCCCTCGACCGTTCTTCCCGTTTCGATGAGGTCGTACTGCTGCCCATCGGGCAGGGTCAAGGTCAGCCCGATGATTCTCGCCACAACCCCGGACGGGGTGAACACCAGGTTCGCTCCCGTGGCATCGCGGTAAATCTTCCCGTCATAGGCGGATCGCGCACCGTCGGCCAGCGTGCTCGCGGCATAGAAAATTGACTGTCCAATCTTGCCAAACAGTTCAGTGCTGCCGTGGCGCATGACGTTGTAGGCCGAGGCGCCGCAGTAGCGGCCCGGTGTGGTCTGCAATTCTTCCACGGCGTGCCAGTAGGCGGCGTTCGCCATTTCGTTTAGGTCGAACTGCTGGAGTTCATCGATCAACCCCTCGACGACCAGGGTCGCGCTCATTGAATGAAGGGTCTGGCGGTGAGCCTCGGGGTTCTGCATGCGAAAATCGTGGTCGTCGAGGGTCGAGCGCCACTGCTGAAGTCTCAGCGCTTTAGCCTGGTCGAAATTCATGAAAACGGGTTCGCTGTACGAGTACTGGTTTTATATACAGTAATCGAGGCGTAACAGTCGTGGCGAGGGGGAGGCGACGAGCAGTCGCTTAAAGTCATGCCGAGTCGGCGGGTCACCGATGCCGTGGACCCGGCGGCGCCAACCCTGGGCGGCTAAGCGGTTCACAGCTCGACGGCGAAACTCTTGAGGCCAAGGTGGTCGGCGAACTTGCCCACGGTCGTCAGGCTGGCCCAAGTGCGCACCGCTTCGCGCCGGGAGCGTATGGGGACCAGACGCGACGACGGCCCGCCCAAGCGCACCGAAACGGTCCATTTGGTGCCACTGGCGTCACGCCCGACGATAAATTCCCGCACCGCGTTGACGCCCACCAGGTGCGCGAGCGCGTCCTCATGAAGGCCGGCGCCGATCATGCGCCCGCGCCCGCGGGTAAGTCGAGCAACAGGTCGGCCAGTTCTAGCCAGGGCTGCCGATACGCAAGGTCATCGCGCAGCGCGCAGGTTATAGAATGCGCAAACGGTACGTTCGCCTCGCTGGGCCTTTGCCGGGTGCCGCACTTGACGCAGATCAGCAAACCATTGACCACCCTCCAGCGGTCGGTCCACGCCTGCACCCCCTCATTCAACCGCTGCCGCGCAGCGTCCCGCTCATGCGCACTCAT